ACCAGTTTCCGGTAGCACTCTGAATAGCAGCAAGCCCTGCTGCAAGGGTAGCATCAGCAGAATCAATCCGTCCAATCATAATCTTTTCGATCTTAGGATTTTGACTGAATACTTTTAATGCCATAAGGTATTCAGCGTCAGTTGTTAACCAACCATCATCAGTCATTTCTTCCAGACTTGCATAAAACCGGTAACGGTCAAATGTTGCGGTAGTCTTGCTGGTGGTAAATTGGGAGATAATACCATACACACCAAAACTAGCACGTGTTACCGTCTTTGTTTGTCGGGAAATAACCACTTGAACAATCGTGTCTAAACTCATGTTGTTGTCTCCTCTTCTTTATTCTTCAACTGGTCTGTCTGACCAGCCAAGTTCAACATTATCAATCCAACCAGTATTCTGTGTTTTAACAGATCTGAGGAAAAGATTTAATGGCCAAACCATTTCTCTAATCCAATCATCTGATTGGGACAGCCTGGGAATTGGTTGTGCAGGCTCCTCTTGCATCTTACTCAGATTATTACTATAAAAGTAAGTATTATATATATCAACGTTATCAAGACTCTCTGCGAGGTCTGAGAGCCAGGTTGGTTCTCCCCCAGTTAATCGAATCTCAGTTCTCACTTCATATTCAGCTACAACTTTTTGAATACCTTCTTCATCTGTATCTATACCTTTAATTGAGGTACCAGTCTTGGTCCTTTCCCCGGCATAGTTAATTGTGATATAGGGAATATTTGGGACTGGTGCATTATTGTGTGAACTAATAATAGTTAAGTCAGTAGCCCCACCATCAGTGATTAACACTTTTGTAATCCAGGCTTTTAAGATCCTTCGTAATTCTTTATCAGTCATTAGGTTACTACCCCTTTCAATTGGGCAATATATTTATAGTGATTTATTACACCAGCATTTCTGTTCATTTCCTGAATCAGTTCCCACTTCCTTCCACTCCAGGTAATAACTGCACCTGCTTCATCTCCATCTTCTTCAGAAACTGGGAGTTCAATATTTGAGTAGACTTTTACCAAACCAACGTTCTCTCTACCGGGAAGAATGGTTGCAATATCATTACCAGTAGTTGGCTGAACACCCCCTGTAAAAGTCTTACCTGTTTTAGGAGTTCCCGGAACCCAGTCACCAGAGTCATCATAATAACCTCCGTTACCAGCACCTTCATCACCATGGGTCTCATAAGGAATCTGCTTCGGAAATAAAACACCCACTATCTAATCTCCTCTCTATGAGTCACTGAGTTTCTCATTTCTCCACTTTGGATTAAAGGTTTACTTGATCCCTTTGTCTTCACTGTCAGGCTGCTATTAGGTGCAAACCGTACAGTCTTAATTACCCACTTAATTCTTCCAACATACCATTCTCCGAGACGTGCGAGGCTCCTACGGGCAGTTTGTTTCCCATCAATAAGCTTCCCCCACTCAATTGCCTGTCTTTCTACTATCTTACGTTTATGGAGGGAATATGTTTTTGCCATAGAAGGTCTGGCAGGAATACGAATTACATTTGTACTCTTCTTTAATCCTATACCAAACTTGGCTGCAAAGAATCCCCTCATCTTTTTAGTCACTCTGATTGTGGCACCATATTCATTTACTGCTGCTCTGGCAGCTATATCGGTGCCGGGACTACCTCCATTACCGAAAAAACCAACTGCGGTATAACTCTTTTTGAGTTTCTGTGTTTCCTTCAGGATCCGTTTCCATCCCAAATCCTTATCAGTTACAGTTGCCATTAGTAGACGTTGCCTCCGGTAACTCCAATAATAAAACCACCCTTCATTCGAAGGGCTTTTAATTGCTTTCCATAAACTGTTTGATCCAAATCATTAACACCTTTACCTGCACCAATGACGAATCCAATTGCCAAATCCCCTTCTTTTTTAGAAGAGATTGCCCCGGCTTCTCCTGCTTGTCTGTTAGGATCAGTTGCCAGGGCAATTAGGTGTGCTGTATAAAGTGCTACAGCCCTGTCAGCACTACACCCGAACCAAGCTCGATTGGTTTCGCACTCTGCCATTGCGAGAAAGTCATCTCGATTATCAACATCGTTAAACTGGGGTGCTATTACCTTCAGGACTGCATCTGCACTCATTACTTCTTACCACCTTTTTCGGGAGGTCTGTTCACTGCTTCAATCTGGTTAGCAATTGCAGACCGTACTTCATCTCTTGACTCAACCTTTTTCCACTCTTCCAGAGTATCCAATCGGAAAGTCTCAACAATAACATCAATTGCTTCGTTTGCAGGTAACTCTTTTAAGCTAACAGGCTGTGCCTCTTTACCTCTTTCAGCTGCTCTGAGTTTTGTGATCTCATTTGCTCGGGCATAGACACAAGCTGCTTCTTCAGGGTTATCCTGGAGATATTTAAACAACCACTCCTTGGAAATCTGTTTCTTGCCAGTATCCTCTTTTTTCAACTCAGCAAGTTTTGACAGCATTTCCAACTCTTTAATTGCATCCATCAAGATATTGTAAGGCAACCCCTCTTCAGTATTTGCTTTTACAATTGCTTTTGCAACTACAGCTTTCTGTTTGGTAACAGGAGAGATTTGCCCGAGTTTAATATTCTCCTCAAGCAAATCTTTTATCAATTCCCAATTTTCATTAGAAATCTCATTATACCCTGGGACCAGAATCACCTGGCCCAGGTTAATCCCCTTTTTCATTTTGGGGATAACTTTTACACCAGCCACTTCTCGGCCAGCTCTGTCTTTTTTTGTCCACTTAATAATCATATCTTCCATCCTTCCTTCAGATTATTTTACGAATGGGATTAGATCCCATCTCCGTATGCGACACTCTGTGGGTAATAAATAGTTACACCAGCATAAGTGGCCATACAAGGTACAACATATTCTCCACCTTTCTTTTCAACTTCAAGCTGTTCGAAAGGAGAGGGAACCTGCTGTTCAAGATGCTCTGCATCTTTTACATATGCCATAAATCTATCTGTACCACCAGCACCCTGTCCTACAAGTTCATCCAGAGGATCAACCATAACCCCGGTGTTATTATCCATAAACCACATGAGAACTGTTTTATCATCTGTGATCTTTGTATTTTTAGCCAGGTTGTACTGTGTTCTGGGGAGGAGAATCTGGTTTGCCTCTTCCCGTCCCTTAGTAGGAACAGAGATTGCATCTGTAATACCAATCAAATCAGCATTTATTTCTTCAGCTGTCTTACTTGCCCAGGTCTTCGAACCACCAGCACCATTAGGAACAGTATATTCAGTAATACCGGGATAGTTGAAGAATCCTGGAATATTGTAATCAGAATCACCAAACCAGGCCAAGTTGTCCATCTTCTCATCGATAGCTCTTCGAGCTGTATTAGCTCTTCGAGAATTGAGATTCTGTCCAGCCATAGCAGCCTGCCTAACTTCTCTGATTGAATACCCGTAAGAGTCTCCAAGGTCATAAGGCTTGATTGTATTCTCAGTTGCATAAACATCCACTCTGGGAAAGTCATGTGCATAGTCACTAATAATCTTAGCAACACCAGCCTGTGAAAAGCTGTACCATACAAGAGAAGAGGCACCAGGGTTCATCTCTGTAGAAATAGGAATCATCTGCATTGCCTTCAGGTTCTTATATTTCACATCATAGGTTCTGGTCTTCACATATTCAAGCTGTCGCTTAAAGAATGTGGTTTCATTTACATCCAAATGAAACGCATCACCTTTCTCTCTGACATCGTTTCGTAAAACGGGGTCACAGTCTTTAATATCGTATCGGTTCATTATATCCTCCTCCCTTATACGAATCTGCCAGCATAGCCAAGCAATGCAGGTACTTCTTTGACCTGTACATCAACGAGTCCTGCCACTGAAGCATTATCTCTGAAGATGAAAGGTGTCTCAATACCAGTGCTGTTAAAGTACCCTTTATCATCACCAGCATTATCGAGGTAGGCTTTGTTGCCTGCAGAAACTGCAGCATTTGCCTGAGTACTAAGTACCCCTCGAATCATTGTATTAACGGGACAGTACTGAGGATACTCTCCGTCATCATTACTTGTTCTGATAGCAACTCCCATCAAAACCTGTGCAGTTGTATAGGTAACTGTAATAGTTGCCTGGGAAGCTCCAAGAGTAACAGCCTGATTAGTAATAGCAGCATCTGCTCCTTTAGTCCTAATCAAGATTGTTCTGTTATCACCATCATCAGTATCAAGTACTGCTTCCACACCAGTTATTGCATTCAGGGCTGCAACAATAAGATCCATAGTTGTATTGTGATCAGTATCAAAAGTTACTGATGCCATAGATACTCCATTTACATCCATGTCTACCACATTTAAGGTAACAAGATCTGCACTAAGAACGAACTTTGCAGTATCATTCTTGAAGGGGTATCTCCCCTGCTCATCCCCCACATAGCCCATAACAGCTTCACCAAACTGGATAGCTGCCTTGGCAACATTAGCTCCCTCGATGTTATAATCAACACCCTGGATAGAGCCAATTACTTTAGCATCAATGTTGGTATATGCTCCCATTATTTGGCCTCCTTAGAAGAGGCTTTCTGCATATTTGCAATCATTCTCTTACGAGCTGAAGTTGCATCCTGCTTCTCTTCCGTTCTGTTTTCTTTATCATCCTGCTTCAAAGTTGAAGTCTCCAAAACAGAATCTCCCTGGAGAGTATTATTTTTATTAACATTCTCCAATGCATCCATAGCGGAATCAAACCGTGCTGAGATATATCCGGCATCATCTGCCTTTTCATCCAGCTTCTCTTTTGCAGTAGGATATACTGCGAGAATTACAGATTTCTGAATATCTGTAGCAGTCTCATCCCCTTTAAGCTCTACACCTGCTTTGGTGGCAGCTCCAATGAGTTCCATTCTTTCAGAAACTCCTTTCTGGATAGCATCAGAATGATCAACCTTTTTAAGATCAGCCATGTCCTTCTTCAACTTAACCACTTCATCAGTAGCAGAATCAGCATTGGCT